GATACATTCAATATGAATGTACTGAGGAGATGGGCGTTGCCCGTCAACTCGGACTCTTAGACCCCTTGAGCGTGGCCTGGGAATTACTTCCCTGGTCATTTGTCATCGATTGGTTTATCCCGATCGGTGCTTACCTCGATGTTCTTAATGGAATCCCAGCCTTAAAAGGGCGGTTCCTTACCACCGAGGTTATCAGGAGAGTAGGGATACAGGGCGTGCCAGGGGTTAAATCTCCTTGGTACACCTTGGGTATGCCGACATACCGTTCCGTTATTATGGGTGTGCTGGCTAGGCCATCACTTTACCATAAGAAGGTTAGTATTACGCGTACCTATTCCGAAGAGCTTCCGATACCCCTTCCCAACCCCCACCTCGGTGGTGCGGTTCATGGGAGGAGACTTTGGAATGCAATAGCTCTCGCTCAACAGCGATTTGGCCCACCCGTCCTTCGGTCAAAACCTGGTCTCCTTGTTGGAGATCTGGCGAGACTTAAGGTTCTTTAACTTACCTCACTGTAATGTGAAAGGAGCTCTTTCATGAGCACAATGACCAACTTGCTCGTCAAAGATGACGCTGCGAGTCCGGTTGAGTATACTTTCAAGCCCATCACCGATAAGGACGGAAGTCCTTATTGGAGGACGTCCATTTCGGGCGTCCCCCTTGAGGGTCAGATGCGATTCCGTTTGTCGGAAGAGCAGCTGAAAGATGGAAATTGGAAGCGTACCGCGAAGCTGGAAGTCCCCGTTATGGAGACTCTCGGTGCGTCCGGTACTTCGGCGGGCTACGTCGCACCCCCAAAGGTTGCGTACGTAGAGACCATGATCTTCACCCACTTCTCCAATCGGAGGAGCACCGGTGCGGATCGGGCCAACTCGCTGAAGTTGATGGTGGGACTCCTGCAAGGAGCCTCATCCACGACAGCCACTGGTGTGTTGAATCAAGCATCGGCTGGGTCGGCTTTTGCCAACTCAGTTCTTCCGGTGCCTCTGTTCTACGCCAATGGAGAAATCCCGAGCTAATCGCTTAGGATCTGTTCGGACTAACCAGCTACTCTAGTAGTAGGAGGATTAATGAATACTTTCATTGAATCTGGTTTAGTCAATCCCGAGGCCTACGAAGGCTTGACGGATTGGCTTGCACCACGATGGAAGGATGACGGAAAGTCATTCCTGTCCATGGTCTCGGCCATATACTCACAAAGTGGAGTATTCTCGATGGGCCTCCATCGCAAGGTGGAGGCTGGCGAGTTCCGCGCGATCGTTGAGGAAAAGGTCCCTCTGGATCTTGAACTTGAAGATTATCGTGGAGCCCGGCAAATCCAGGCGCTTTTTAATAAGAGCGTTTGGTTAGATCTTGGATATAATCCACTCCTTGAAGGCGTTAACTCGTTTATTAAGGCAGAGCTCAAGTGTGCGGAAACGAACCGAAACCTGCTAGTAGGAGCCTCAATGGCCGTCCGCCACGCATTCGCGTTAGCGGCTCGAAAAATATCCTACGTGCTGGGGGACGTTCCTCCGCTGGAGTCACTTGAGCTAAGATACGGCCCAGGGGCTAACACCAGCGTTCGCATGGCGGAAGCTTCCTTGTCAGGGAAGTTGTCAGCCGAGCTAGCGTGTAGCGAAGACATGATGCCTTCTGTGGGCAATCTGCTTGCGCAGTTGCCTTACCTCGTAGAGCATAACTCTGTGAAGAGCAATTCTCTATTCCCGCTATGGGTTGAGGACCCCGACGAAATTCGGGCCTTGGTACCCGTCCGGGAGGACGATGGCAAGCTTGTTTTTGTTCCGAAGAACTGCAAGACTCACCGCCCCATTATTGTGGAGCCCGTTTTGAATGGGCTCTTCCAACTTGGGGTTGGTACCTATCTTAAGGGTAGGTTGCGTTCTGTGGGCATAGAC